ATCACTTTTAATAGCCTGAACCATATAAATTGCAATTATTTTTTCCATTTCTTTTCGATAGGCATAAGCCTGATCTCGTATTGCAGGATGTGCATTGTCAGATATGCCTATAATCTTATCAACGCATCGTATCGCTGTTTCTTCTGGAGTAAACCCTCTGTTGTCTGTTGTCTGAACCCCTACGGACCCAACGGTAATTCCTATTGGTTCTGTCAACATTATGTTTTAGCCTTTCTAATTTGACCAGAGGTGTACTCATCTGAAACCTCTTGAGCTTCCCCAAGGTTCTTTAACCTAGATAAAGCCTCGTTTAGCCTTGAATTATAAAGAGAAATTAAATCCTGTTCGCCCTTCATGTACGTATAACACTCTAACAAACATCCATACAGCAAGGCAATTTCTGCATTTTCAGATAACCAACTTACACTGTTGTCTGCGCCTATAACAGACAAGGTTCCCGAAGCCCCACTAGAACTTCCTGTTATTGTTTCTCCAATTGTAAACGTTCCACTAGGAATTGCTACGGTTAAGGTGGTTGAAGAGGGAACCTGACTAACGTCACTTGTTTCGCCACTTGTTCCACCCGTAATAGTATCACTTGTTGAAAAAGTTCCCGTAACATTGGTCATTGTTAAAACAAACGTGTTGCTAGTTAAACTTGTAGGTCTGTAAAAATAACTTAATGTTGTCACATACCCCGTATCAGGAGTTGGCGCCACGGTAAAATTATCTAAATCAAACTGAGCGTAATATTTAGGAGTCCCTGTCGTAGCGGGATTAGGGTTATACGCTTGTATGTACTCTAACGATTTAAACTCCAAGAACTCTACGTTACTGCTGTTTGTAACACTTAACGATATGGGGGCTAAAAAATCAGACGGAACGGTTAAGAATTGATTGTCAGCAGTCATGCCTCCAGAAACATTTCTTTGAAACAAATTTAATTGAACTGACTTAAATATTCTTTCTTCTCCAAGCCGTATAAACAAAGGCATGTTGGATACAAAAGAAGTTTCTGTATTCTGGGTATAATCTTGTAATGCGTTTTTAAGAGTTGTGTATGTAAAGCTCATTTAAGACTCCAAAGTTACGGGACCAACAGAACAGATGTCTCCACCACCTCTTGAGTTCGCTATATTAGACGTTCTTATATATTGTGTGTAAGTAGCAAAGTTAGCAAACATATAGGGATTCATAATAGTCTCTATATAAGAAACTTCATCCGCATCTTCATTTGTATTTATATTCCATTTAAGGTAAGAAAGCGCATCCCTTACAGTAAAACCTCTCGAACCTGATCCATCGTTATTAATCTCGGCTAATACCCTACCATTTACTACTATTCCAAATTGCGTGAGTTGAGGGTCCTGTCCAGTTGCTCCCGTAGCGATGGCCGTACTAACATTTCCCGTTGTATCCACAGAATCATAAGGATTTATTGCAAAGTAGGGGGAGGGTGTGGTGATGGTTATGGTATATTCGTCCACACTTGTAACAGTAATGGTATATCCTGTTGAAAGATTCAGGGCGTCAGAAGTAAAGCCTTGAAACTCTTGAGCATTTCTAAACCGAACAACGTCACCTGTACTACGCCCGTGTGTTGGTTCACGAACAGTCAAAATGTTGGAGTTTACCGCCGCATTAAAAAAAGGATTTGGAGACAATAAAATTAAAACAATGGGTTCTGTTCTTCCTGGTCTAGGGTTCTTTATTGCTTCCGGATCTGAAATTTTCTTTCTAGGAAACAATTGAGGGTGTTTTGATTCCCATTCATCCTTACCCACAAGAAGACCATTCCATTCTTTTCGCATGTTTTTTTGAAGATATTGAAATCCAGATCGATCTGAAATTCCAAGTGCTTTTTTCCCTACTGCAAAGCTACCCATCAATACACCGCATAATAATCTAAGCTAGGAGCTACTTGAAATGAAGATCTATCTCTGTCTTCGGTCATGGCTCTTTCGAACTCTTCTTCGTAAACGGCTTTTAATACTTGAATTTTATTTGGCGCTCTTTTCATAGCTATATAATACGCCAAGCCCGCGGCTAAACAGGGGTAAAATCGAAAAGGCATATCAACAGTGTTTGTCATGGTATCCACATCATTCATGCGGGTTAATCGGGTAAATTTTATAACATCCGTACTGTTTTCAGGAGTAGGCCATATTTTAAGAATAGGAGTGCTTTGTCTTTCTATAAAAAATTGAGAAGGTCGGCCTGTTGTCGCTTTATTAGGGATAGATAAAAAAGAATCTCTACTAACCCTAGACATACTAAGATCGGTAGAACTTCTTGTGATAACTGACGATAAAAAATCTATTGTTTTCCTAACGTTGGAAAAATCCACCGCAGCAGATAGCGTGGTGGTGGTCGCACTCGTTCCACCTGTCAGGGTTTCTCCAGAAGAAAAAGTTCCGGAGGGAATGGTTATTGCTATCGTGGTAGCGCTGGGCAAGCTAGTAATAGTCGCCGAAGCAGAACTCGTTCCACCGGTTATTGTTTCCGCAACAGAAAACCCAGAACTGGAAGCAACCGTCATTGTTAGCGTTCCCGCAGGGTATTCAGCAACACCCGTTGCAAGTGGAATAGAAGTTTCTATAATAGTCCATTGATTTAATCCTCTGTTAGCCCATTCAGCTAACATAAGATTTAAAGATCTTTTTGCGGTCTTTAAGTCATACCCAGTACGAACTTCCAGGCCACACCGTTCAAAAGCCTCTTCAATGTACTCTGTAACGTCTAATTCAAAATCATTTGATCCGGAAATTGCCATTTTTCTACTTCTTCACCTTACCGCCCATGCGCATGCCTTTGGCTTTCACCTTACCGCCGTTTTTCATGCCTTTGGCTTTCATCATACCGCCGTTTTTCATGCCTTTGGCTTTCACCTTACCGCCATTCTTCATGCCTTTGGCTTTCATCATACCGCCGTTTTTCATGCCTTTGGCTTTCATCATACCGCCGTTTTTCATGCCTTTGGCTTTCATCATACCGCCGTTTTTCATGCCTTTGGCCTTGGGAGTTCTTTTCTTTTTATTTGTTTTTGCGCCAGACCCTATATTTACTCTGCTCGTCATTGTTTTTCTCCTTTGTTGTATAGATTGTCAAAAATTTTATTTACGTCAAGTGTATAATCTAAATCGGACTTTGAATAGTGTAAATGTTGAGAAGGTCTAAAATCAGGCGCTCCTTCTCCTATCGAAAACCATGCTGGGTGTGTAACACGAACACGGTTATTAGGCAATGCTACAATATTGCCTGTCCACTCTCCAGCGTCTAAAAGCTGTAAAACATGAGACTGTTTGTGTTGTGCAGGATCGTCTGCAATCTCACTGTCTGTATAGTCCACAGTAAACAAATACTTTGCAGGAAAAAACTCTCCATTAATTTTAGCCATCCAAGGACAAGGAGTGGTTCGATCCATGACATAAACAGAATGATTATGCGACGAACAATCCCAAGGTTGAGCGTCGTAAGTATTCATTGGATCAGGCCATTCCTCTAGTGGTATATCTGCAACTAAAGCTGTAATAGGCATTCTTGCCCACATGGCACCGCCATGAACTGTATCTTCTTCCTCTCCTTCCGCTTCGCATCCAGTAAATATAACCTGAAAACTCAAGCATCTGTTTGGAATAGTCGTAACAGCAATAACCATGGCGTGTAGAAACTCGCCATGATACTTTTCGTGATTGTGTGTGTATTCTCTACGAACCCAACACTTAAAATAAGGAATATTACTCTGTAAATACGCCATTATTTAATAATACTCGGACTTACGAGCCTTCCAATTATTATCGTCTTCGTAATCTGTAGGTGTAACAATGAACCCTCCCTGTCTAAACCGCAATATAGCTTGCGTCATGCTATCCGCTAAGTCATCATGCTCCCCATTAGGGAATGCAGCACATTCCTCAACGACTTCTTCGGCAAAATTGGTATCTGGCCTCCAAACCATCCCACTTTCAAATACAGGCGCACAGGCATTCATTCGTGTAAACTTATCTGCACCTCGACTTGGTGTAAACGGTGTTACAGGAATGCCCATTCTCCTTAATTCTTGTGTTAAAGGCATACCACTTGCTTTTTGCTCTATTAATATCATATCAGGATCGTATTCATGTTGCAATTCATTAGCTTTTTCTTTTAATTCAGGAAAATCCCACCGTCCTCGAACCGCATCAAGAAGTACAATTGATTCTCCATCTCCATCTGTAGGTTCAAATATACCCCATGTGGTAATCGCACTATAATCAGCCCTGTCTGACTTACTAAATGCTGTATCGTAACTCTGAATAATATAGGAACATACAGGAGGATCTTCGTTCTCCCACATTTTCCACCATTCACGTTTAATAATTGCACCCTCTTCAGCCGTGGGGTTCTGCATATACTGTGCATTCCATTTTGGAATAGGGATAGATGCCTTAACACCTTCTAGCTCCTCTAGTTTCCAAAATTCAGGCCACAAAGGCTTGCCAGAAGGCATAATAGCAGGAAATTCCACAACTTCCCACTTATCAGCACCAACTTCACTTTGTTTCTGCAGGACTTTAGCCGTTAAATCTCGAATACTCCAACGAGTCATAACAATAATTAAAGATCCACCGGGTTGCAGACGCTGTCTTGGACCAGAAGTATACCACTCATAGATATTATCCAATGCCGTAGGACTTAGTGCGTCCTGCTCGGAAACTGGGTCATCAATAATACACAAGTCAGCCCCACGCCCAGCAAGAGCGCCACCGACACCCACAGCATAATACTCCCCACCACTTGAAGTAGACCAACGACCTGAAGCTTTCGCATCCGTTGCCAGTTTGACATCTGGGAAAACTTCTCTAAATTGTTCATCGTCAATAAGGTTCTTAACCTTTCGACCAAATCCAACGGCAAGTTCAGCGGTGTGAGTCGCCTGAATAATCTTCTTGGTCGGATCTCTTCCCATAAGCCAAGCTGGAAATAAGTAAGACGCAAATTCAGACTTTGTATGTCGAGGAGGCATATTAATAATAAGACGATTGATCTTACCATCCGCTACATCCTGTAGCTTCTGTGCGTAAATTTTATGATGATTTCCTTCTATAAATTGGGGCCATACAAACTTTACAAAGTTTAAAAAGTTGTCCTCCCTTTCCTTACGGTCCTCCAATACCGAAAGTCTATCAACCATAGGAGCTATTTTAGCTAACTCATCATTTGTTAAATATTCTTTAAATGAATTAAAATCTTCCATTACCCAAATTTAAGCGCATCTAAAAAGCTATCTGCTGCTTTGTTTAGTGTATTGGAAATACCCTCAACTGGTTTGTATCCCAATCCGGGAGCCGTACCTCTTGGCGCTCTGGCTCTTTGTTCTATTATCTCACGCAATCGGCTATAATCTCTTCTTTCCTGCTTAGATTTTTTAGAATCACCGCCAGAAGGAGGAACTGTTATTGTAGTTCCACCACCACCTTCGCCTTCGCCATCGCCATCTCCATCATCGTCACCTTCACCATCTCCTTCGCCCCCAGTAGATGTACCGCCTCCTCCACCTCCAGAACCGCCTCCTCCACCACCACTGCCACTTCCAGAACCATCTCCACTACCAGTGCCACTACCAGACGCATCTCCACCTGCCATTTCACCTATAGCGTCACCTATAACATCAAGATCTCCATCAGTTAGACCTCCACTACCTCCTCCTACTTCTCCATCGCCACCTGATGCACTTCCTGCAGTTCCAGAGGCAGAATCAGTTGCTTCAGCAGCAGCGTTATCTCCAGTATTTAAAATATTTGCTAATACATCACCAGAAGATGCACTCAGATCGGAGTCAGAAGATTCAGAAGATAATATGTTTAAACCTTCAACAGCGTCAGTATCAGAAATAGCGTTACCAGTTTGTGCATCCAAACCGCTGTCTGTTAATAAATTTGTTAAATCTGTTAATTGACTCACATTATTTAAATCTGCAATTTCAGAATCAATAGAAGTATCATCTTCAAACCTCTGCTCAAATCCACCTAAATCGCCAAGAAGATTTGATTCTGTACCGGGAGACATATCGCTACCAAGACCTCCAGAACCACCCATAAATTTAGTTAAATCTACTGCGTTTGGATTATAAGCAGATTGTCCCGGAACACTTGTATCTTTATTTTCTTCAAAAATATCCTTTCCATAGATATTTTTAATATCTTCCATAGTAATCAAACTAGCTGGAACAGAGTTAGGAGTTTCTTTAAAAAAGTCTATTTTTTTATCTTGTAAGTCTTCGCCTAATTCAAATTTATCGCCTGTATTTGGGTTATCAACTATCTTTGCTCCAGCAGGTATATTTACAGAATTTTGCTTTAGTTGCTTTACTAAACTATTAAATTCTTCAGGATTATTTTGTGATATAACAGATTTGGAACCATCTGCATTTGTTATTGTAAACCCTCTTACAAAACCTATTGGTTCGCCTGTTGATCTATCAAACGCATAAGGTTTTTTTGTAAATTCTATATTAGAAGGAAGAAGTATTCCTAAATCTTCACTTTCATAAAAAGTTGTACCTATCTCACCAGATTTTATATTATCTAATAAATCTGATATTGAACCACCTGCAGACTCACCACCTATAGCAGTCGGAACTCCAACCCCATAATTAGAAGTAGAAGCATCACTCATACCAATACTGCCTCTTTCAATCCCAAATTCATCAATATAACTATCTATGGTTTTAGGTAGACCTGATAAATCAAGACCTGAGTAATCTGTTTGTCCTGTATCAATATTCGTTATGGAACCATCAGGATTTATAACATTTTGATTTCCGTCCATATCTGTAAAAATCTTAGATGAATCTGGTCCTTCAAAAGGACTGCCATATTGAGGTGAAGAAGCTGCAACAGGAA